ACCCGCTCGCGTACTCGCCGGTCCGCACCGGGCTGACCTCTTGCAGCGCCTTGACGCCGGCCTTCGCGACGCGCTGGACGCACTCTTTCGTCCCGCGATCGACATCGGTATTATACTCCTCGAGGATCTCAGAGATCGCCTCGGCGAGGCCGTCAAGTCCGACCGCTCTTGCCATCACTGCCCGCCTTCCTTTCCGCGTAGAGTTCGATATAGTCGCTGCCGTCTCCCTCCTGCCTTCGGAAGGTCCGGTACACGGCGTAGGACGCGCCGTTGTACTCGATCACGCCTTCGCCGCCGTAGTCATCCGCCCAGACGGAGAAGACGAGCTCGGGCTTGTACCCAGCCCGGCCTGCCTCGAAGAACTCCGACCGGGTCACGCTCCACACCTTCGCGAAGACCTGACGGTCATCGCCCGGCACGGGCCTTCGGATCCCGGCGGCGTCCTCTTCGTACCCGGCAGGCCTGAGCAGTTTGATCACCGCGTCCATCAGGCCGTCCCCGCTTTCTCAGAAAAAAGGCGGTTATTCAGCAGCCACCGAAGCATCCGCGGCATACCCTGTCCGGAATCGCGTCGGCGCCAAAGCCACGCCGCGTAGGCGACCTGCAGCTGCTGGTCCTCGACGGAGTCCGTCAGCGTCACGCCCTCGCGGGTGATCATCTGCGCGGCTGCCGTCAGGATCTGGAGAAGCCGGTCGTCGTACGCCGTTCCGGTGATCCCGAGGTCGATCTTGAGCATTTGCAGCATATCGATCGCCTCCTCAGCTCAGCGCCACGGTGTGCGGAACGAAGAGCACCCGCACCGCGCTCCAGTATACGGAGTAGTACTCCGCCGTCTCCGCGGTAGAGTTGGGCATCATCTGCAAAGAGAAGAATAGGTCCGTATCGTTGAAGCCCCAGCAGGGGACCCGGAGGGTCATCCCGCCCGGGATCGTCACGTCCGCGATTACGGTGCGCCCCGCAACCGCCTGCGCCAGGACCGCCGCATAGTCCGCTTCGGTGGATGCGCTCATGTTCCCCTCACCGTCCACGGTGACGGCGAACGGAACGAGAAGAGGACCCGCAGCATCCGCCGCGGCGTCCGTATCGTACACGCCCTGCTCGAGGTGGTTGAGTTTGGTCGCCGTGATCGTGTCGCCGGTCGACCAGCTGTTTTTAGAATAGCTCATGTTGTCTCACCGCCTTCCTGTTTGCCCGAAATTAGGAGCCGCCGAGGATGGCGGCTCCCACCTTACCCTGCCCGACGATGGGCTCTGCGCCGGGAGGCGTTACCCCGTTACGGTCACCGTACAGGAGGCCGTCAGGCCGTTGGCGGTCGTGGCGGTGATCACGGAGGTGCCAGCAGCCACGCCGGTCACGACGCCGTTGGTGTCGACGGTCGCCTTGGCGGTCGTCGCAGAGGCCCAAGTGATGCCCGCGTCAACGCCGTAGGGGTTCACCGTCGGGATCAGCTTCAGCGTGGATCCGGCGGCCACAGTCGCGGTCGCGGGAAGGACGAGGCTGGTGGGTGTGTTCGCGCCGTCAGCCGCAAAGGCCGCGGAGGTCGTCGGATTCGTGCCGCCGATGCCGATCAGCACGAACGCCTCGGCGATCACGGGCTTGCCGTCCCATCTGACGGTGCCCTTGAAGACGGTCTGATCCGAGAGGAAGCGGAAGTGCTCGGAGCTGGCGTATTTCTCGCCCGCTCTCTCGACCATCCTGTACAGGTCGAGGTAGCCGACGATGATGTTGTCGGTCGGGATGATGCTCTCGGGCAGCACTTCGATCACGCCGCCGATCACGGGCATGGTGCCGTTGACGCCGGAGGCGATCGCACCGGAAGCGTCGATGCTCATGGCGTTGGCCACGATCTTCCCGTAGGTGGTCTCGTTCATGGCCCACACCTTCTCGCCTCTGGCATACGCGCCCTTGGCTTTACCGGCGGCCAGAGCCAGCTGCTGGAACAGCGCGAGGCCGGTGTAGGTGTTCGCGATGGTCACCACGTTGCTGGTGTGCAGGTCCACCCACGGACGCGCCGTGGCGGGATAGCCTGCAGGCTGCGAGGTCTGCGCCAGTCTCGGCACGATGCCGAGCGGCATATTCGCGCCGGTGCCGTAGAGGATGGTCTTGTCATCGGTGTACCCGATGGACTGCCCGAGGGCGCTCAGGATCTCAGCCGTCAGGTCGATGTCGGAATCCTCGAGGTTCGCGTTGCAAACCGTAAAGAAGCCGCCCAGCTTCCAGCAGCCGAAGGAATCCTGGTAGAAGGTGATGCTGAGCTCGTTGAGGTTCGCGCAGCATTCCGTCCACACAGCCTCGGGGATCTCGCCGGTGATCAGCACGCGGCCCTCGCCGCCGACGCGGCTGACCGTGACGTGCCGGTACAGTTTGGAGTACTTCAGCGCGTTCTCTCTGAGCAGGCCGAGGAACACCTCGGGGATCGTGAGCCCGACGTTGTTGATGGCTCGGGTCTCGTGGCGCAGCACGCTGCGGACGGAACCGAGCCAGTCTTTGACCTCGCTGCGCGTCATCATCTCGGAGATCTCGGCTCTCGTCATGTCGCCGAACGCCATCGATCTCGCGTTCATGTGTCTGTTCATGCGTTTCTCATCCTTTCTTTTTTCGTCTTTTCTTTCCTCCGCTGGATTCTCCTCCTTGGCGGGTTCGGTCTCCTGCGCCGCTTCCTCCGCCGCGAGGTCCGCTTCAAGCTGCTCGACGGACCGCTCGAGTTCCTTGACGGCGTTCTCGTGCGCGGTCTTCTCCGCGTCGAACGCGCCGATCATCTCCTCGACCTCGCCGCGCTGTTCCTCCGTCTCCACCTCGTCGATGGCTGCGGCGAGCTCCGCCTCGCGGCGCTCAAAGTCTGCGCTCTTGGCCCTCAGGGCCTCAAGGTCTCGCTTTGCATTGTCGATCTGCTTCTTAAGCAGCAGCGCTTTAAGCATTTTCGACCACTCCTTTCAGTCTTGCTTTCGTTTTGATCTTCCACGCCTCCAGCTGCCGGGCCTTGATGGCGTCGCGCTCCGCCGCGCGTGCCGCCACGTTGGTCTCCTTATAAGCCGGGAACGTGCAGACGGACACTTCAAACAGGTTGACGTCCTTGATCGTCCAGTGAACGCTGCCGTCGTCTCGGAACTCGGTCTCCTCGTCGACGATCTCAAACCCGAACGAGCACTGATCGACGTCGCCACGCTGCACGCGCTCCCATGTGTTCATCGCGTCCTGATCGTTCGGATTGATCAGGATGTCGGCAAACAGCCCGTGCGCGTCCTCCGTCAGCGTGAGGGTGTGAGCCTTCGTCCGGCCCAGCACCAGCGTGGTGTCGTGGTTCGTCAGTGCGCGGACGTCTCCTGCGAGGGTCCGCGAAAAAGCACCGGGCGCGATCGATTCGGTCATGCCCGGCGCGATCTCGTAATCCGATCCGAAGACGGCGAAATACCCGGCGAGGTGCCGCTCACCGCCGTCCTCTTCTCGCGTTTGGAACTCGGTCCGCACCGTGCGGACCTCTCGGTAGATTCTCTCTGGATCGTTACTATGCATCTGTATTTCCTCCTCTCGGCTTTGCGTCCTTTCTGATGGTGCAGTCCCTCGCCTGATCCGTCAGCACCCACCACCCGACGCAGGGCTTAAAACGCTGATGGCCGCAGCGCCCGCCCATCAGGCCGCAGTCGATCTTCATCCCGTCCGCGTATTCGGCATACGGGCACGCCAGCGGGTCCGGTTTCATTTTGTCTGCACAAGCTTCTTCTGCTGCCCCGCCATGTCGGCGGGGATGTAGTTTTCAAGCCGGACGTACTCCGTCAGGCCCGCCGGAGACATATGCAGTCTTTCCCGCCATTCATCGCCGTTGACGTACCCGCGGTCAGCACCCGCCAACAGGATCTCCGATGTTGTCGCGAGATCGTAGTCCAAAAGGCTCCAGAAGTTCAACTGGAGGTACCACTTCGGATTGATGATCAGCGCACGCGTGAGCGCCTGCTGCACCAGCAGGACGATGCTCCGCACCTTGGTCTGCACGAAGTTATTCCACTCCTGTTGGTTGTAAGAGCCGACGCCAAGCAGGAACGCCGGAACGCCGATCACCGCCGCGACCGTCCTCTTGTCGAGCTCGACCCCATCCTTTATAGCGAGGTCGTTGAGGCTCAGGGGCCGCACCTGCTCGACGGAGAACTGCTCCGCCGGGATCAGCCACGGCTCGCCGGTCCGGCTCGGCTTGACATACGATTCAAGCAGCTTCTGGCGGCCCTCAGGGCTTGCGAACTCATCCGTCAGGCCGTCGACCTTGACGATGATCGAAGGTTTCCACTCGGACGCCATGAAGGCCCGCTCGGTCGCCGCCGCCTGCTTCAGGTTTTGCGCGATGTCCCGCAGGCAGACCGTTACGCCTTTACCTTTCCACGGGTATGTCGCGTCCGGGTTGTATGCGATATGGATCAGGCTCTGCGGGTCCCGCGCCTTGCCGTCGATCAGGATCTTATAGTCCCTGTAGGATCCCGGCGCAGCCTCGAAACTCACCCGCGACGCCGCGATCGGTTCGAGGCTCCGGAGCAGTCCTTCGTAGGTGTGCGGCACCACGACGGAATTGCCGTCCCCGTACAGCAGCAGGTTCATGACGATCGCCGTCATCCACTGGGTGCGCGTCATCGTCCCGCAGGGCTCGATATCGATCGACCGGCTCAACTCGTTGACGATCCGCACGTCTCCCTGATCGGTGTTGCTCATCAGGTAAATGGTCATGGAGCCGATCAGCTCCGCGATCCGCAGGCACGCCGTCATGATTTCCGGGTTGTCGGCGAGCCGGACGTACTGCCCGCAGGTCAGGTCGTCGAAGTCGTCGTCCAGCACGAACGCGATCCCGCCCGCCTGCAGCTGCACGCCCGGTGCTGCTCTTTTCTCTCGCGCAGGACCAGCAGCCCTGCGCCGTCTCATCTGCGTCATGATTCACCCCACCACGCTCTCGCTTTTTTGCTCTTTGCCCCGGCCTCGATCATCCTCAGACACGCGAAGACCGAAGCGTCAAAGAGGTCTATCCTCTGGTCCTGTTGGACCTTCTCATACTGCACCGCGTCGTCGGTCTTCTCGACCCCGGCTACATTGCCGACACAATACTCGTAGGCCTCGCTGTGCAGGTAATAAAAATGACCGTCTTTTACTGCCTTCTCGATATGGCGGAACCCTTGGGACTTCTGATAGAAGTACTGCGGCTGGTCGATCACGGAGAAGCCCGCCTTCCGCATCAGCGGAAAATACTCCTCCCCGGCGAACTTCCGGTCGTGCCCGACCTGCGCGATCCTGAAGCCGCGGCTCCTCATCTCTTTGAACCAGTTGACCACGTCGCCCATGTTGACTGTCGGCGAGTTGCAGAGCGTCAGCCAGCCATCGTCCACCCATCCGAACAGCGGGATGCCGTCTTCGTCCGCCTTCCGCGCCGCCTGCGTCACCGGAAAGAACCCATGCGTGATGCAGATGTCGACGCCGTCGAAGCAGCCGTAAAGGCAAGCCGCCGTCAGGTCGTAGCAGCGCGAGAGGTCCGCGCCGCCGTACCAGTCTATAGGCAGCCGCGCCAGCTCGTCGAGGGTCCAAGTGTATTTGCCGTCCGACCTGCG